CAGTATTACTTACTGCATCGACGACCCATGACCCAAAAGTCTGACCCAAAAATTATTTTATGGAAAAAATAAGATATTATATTTTAACGATTCCTCATTATGCCTATACTCCATTCCTTCATACATCCTGTAACTATGTTCGTGGACAGCTCGAACAAGGAGCATCGGGATATTTACATTGGCAAATGGTTGTCTTTCTCAAGTCTCCTCAGAGAAGATCATTTGTTAAGAAATTATATGGAGATGAAGCTCACATTGAGCCCACAAGAAGTGCTGCAGCAATGGAGTATGTTTGGAAACAAGAAACCTCTGTTCCGAATACTCAATTCGAACTCGGAAGTTTGCCTACCAGTCGTTGTTCGTCAAAAGATTGGGATGCAATTAGATCCTCTGCTGTTGAAGGAAGGATGGAAAGTATCCCGTCTGATGTATACATTCGATGTTACAACTCACTCAAAAGAATTGCTGTCGATCATAGCAAACCTGTTTGTATTGAACGTAAAATCATCGTCTATTATGGGCCCACTGGTACAGGAAAGTCTCGAAGAGCATGGGACGAAGCTGGCTTCGACGCTTACCCGAAAGATCCGAATACTAAATTCTGGGATGGATATAATGGACACAAAAACGTCGTTATTGATGAATTCCGCGGTATTATCAACATCTCAAATGTGCTCCGATGGTTCGACCGTTACCCTGTTCTTGTTGAAGTCAAAGGAAGCTCTGCTGTCTTTAAAGCTGAAAACATCTGGATTACAAGCAATTTACACCCCGACGACTGGTATCCAGAGTTGGACCCAGCAACAAAGCTTGCGTTAAAAAGAAGATTGTTGATTGTCAATATTTTGTAATAAAAAAAAAGAAAATGCGATTTGGATGGTGGCCACACCACCATTGTGGACCTGGTAATTATATTAAATCATATCGTAGTTTACACGATCATACTGATAATATATGCCGTGATCATGACAAAGCGTATAGGAGATATGGCAATAAGGCTTATATATATTATAATAAGGCTGATGATAGGTTCATTAGGAGAATGGACAGAAGAAAGGGTGTTTGGCCTAAGATTTATGCTGGCTATTTTAAAGGTAAAAAACGGGTTGCTCCTGTTATGGATGAACCTCGTAAAAAAAGAAAACTGGAAGTTTCATTCTCTTCTTCAAAAAACGACGAAAATTCAGAAATGCCCAGATCCCGAAGTAGAGGTAGAACTCCAACTCGAAGTAAATCCCCAATGCCTACCCCTCGTAAAAGCAGAAGTCCTAAAAAGACCTACCAGTCCCGTGGAACCAGTACTGATTCCATTAGAAACAGGAGCATGTCCAGTGGTCGTGCGTCTTCCTCTAAAGCTACTGCTGTTATTGCTGCTAGCAGCACTGATGTGGTTCGTGCTCGTACTACAAAGAAAGGTCGAATTTTAGATAAAGGTACACCTAATTTGTTGGCTGGCAATCTTGTTGCTAAAACTGATAAGAAGTTTAATAAGATGTCCTATCCTGGTTGGGTGCATGAAAATGTAACAACTGGAGCTGCTGTTACTGATGCGCAGGCCATTATTATTAGTCACACTGATATGGCCCAGCGCAATGTTATTCAGACAGTTGCTCGTGCTCTTGTTAAGTCATTATGGCGCAAGTGTGGTGTATATGTTACTTCTTTGGAGCAACCTATTCCGCCAGCGTGGGCTGTTGCACCGTTTCCTACTGCTAGACTCGAGATTCGCGATTTGGTTAGTAATGGAGCTACTGTAGCTGTATGGACTTATACCGCCACTGCACTGTCCACGTTTAATGATTGGTGTGTTAGTTTGTCTACTTCTATTGAAACTTATTTGGTTTCAAATTTATATGGCAGCTGGGCGCCTGCCATAATGACCTGCTCTCCTAAAGGCAATAATGGTTTAACTGTTGAATTTGATTTATCAAAGGCTGAAGTTACTGTTTTGACCTCTAATATTTTGAAAGTTAAGAATATTAGTGTTGATGGAACTAATGATTCTATTCTTGATGTTAATGCTTCTCCGTTTATAGGTAAGGGTTATATTATTGGCGGTACCAATATTGAATTTAAAGGTTACCCATATGTAATTGGTGGTGACCTTAATTTTTCTCCTGACACTGATAGTGGGTATACTGTTAAAGGAACTGCCTCTGTAGGTGGTACGAAGATTGATCGGCCACCGCTAAAAGCTACCATTGGTAGATGTAGGAGTATGGGTAATATAGGTATGAATGTTGGTGAAATTAAATCTCACATTGCTGGGTATAGTCATAAAGGAAATTTGTGGACTTTTTTGACTAAGTTAGGCGTTCGTTCCTCAACGAATGCTGCTCCTATTAATCTTATACAAACTCGATCTATTGGTACTACTTATATGTTTTATTTGTACAAACAAATATTTACTGACAATGGAAACTTGTCAGTTGAAGCCGAACACAATATGACAACTGGTGTTATCGTTAATTTGAAACCGACAATTCATTCTTGTAAAAGTGTTAATTGAATATTTATTAGTATTCATAACTTAATAAACCTCTTTGTGGTTTGTATTTTTTTTCTCTGAGTAATTTGTCCCAATGAGCATCTGTTTGTGCTCTTCTGCAAGGTTGACAAGTGTACCAAAAGACTTTTTCTTCTTCTTCTTCTGTTACAATAAGTTTATGTGCTTTGCAAAAGTTTTTTAAACAGGTTTCACACTTTAAAGACTCTTTAATTTGTAGGAGTAATTCGACCGGGATCATTTAATAATTAATTTAAGACAATAAAATTTTGAATTAAATTTGGTGGCTGAGAGGAGCCATTCGGACTTAAGAAAAATAACCAGGGTGGGACAAGGATACCCCCTTGAATTTTGATTATATTTGGCCGAGCGCAGCGGGAGTCACGAAAACTCGATATTCGTCATGCAGTAACACATAGGTGACGCGACGCGACAAACCGCGTCTCGCGTTTTGGGTCACCAGTATTACTTACTGCATCGACGACCCATGACCCAAAAGTCTGACCCAAAAATTATTTTATGGAAAAAATAAGATATTATATTTTAACGATTCCTCATTATGCCTATACTCCATTCCTTCATACATCCTGTAACTATGTTCGTGGACAGCTCGAACAAGGAGCATCGGGATATTTACATTGGCAAATGGTTGTCTTTCTCAAGTCTCCTCAGAGAAGATCATTTGTTAAGAAATTATATGGAGATGAAGCTCACATTGAGCCCACAAGAAGTGCTGCAGCAATGGAGTATGTTTGGAAACAAGAAACCTCTGTTCCGAATACTCAATTCGAACTCGGAAGTTTGCCTACCAGTCGTTGTTCGTCAAAAGATTGGGATGCAATTAGATCCTCTGCTGTTGAAGGAAGGATGGAAAGTATCCCGTCTGATGTATACATTCGATGTTACAACTCACTCAAAAGAATTGCTGTCGATCATAGCAAACCTGTTTGTATTGAACGTAAAATCATCGTCTATTATGGGCCCACTGGTACAGGAAAGTCTCGAAGAGCATGGGACGAAGCTGGCTTCGACGCTTACCCGAAAGATCCGAATACTAAATTCTGGGATGGATATAATGGACACAAAAACGTCGTTATTGATGAATTCCGCGGTATTATCAACATCTCAAATGTGCTCCGATGGTTCGACCGTTACCCTGTTCTTGTTGAAGTCAAAGGAAGCTCTGCTGTCTTTAAAGCTGAAAACATCTGGATTACAAGCAATTTACACCCCGACGACTGGTATCCAGAGTTGGACCCAGCAACAAAGCTTGCGTTAAAAAGAAGATTGTTGATTGTCAATATTTTGTAATAAAAAAAAAGAAAATGCGATTTGGATGGTGGCCACACCACCATTGTGGACCTGGTAATTATATTAAATCATATCGTAGTTTACACGATCATA